CTTGCAGAAGCTGACTAATTAAGGTTGAACCTGCTGACTTAAACTAAAGCGATCGGTGGCACCACCGGTCGCGTTAAATATTCTAGAATTATTTGCGCTATTATTAACGGTTGAACCGCCTTGGTTAATGATTATTGGTTGCATACCCATACTTGAAAATAATTCTGATTTAGCTGCTTGAGCAGCTTCAAATGCCTCTGCGGTTTCACTATTACGAGAATCAATTCTACTCATCATACTTGCATTGTTTGTATCAATTCTAGCTTGTGCTGCTGCACGAGTACTCTCGTCTCCAAATCCCATTGAAAATCCTGGAATTACCGTAAATTCTGTGCCGCCAAGTAACCAGTCTGGTAGCCAATCTGGAACTCTACCCTTTATTTCTGGAAAATTAAATTGTAGATTTTTAGATAATATAATATATAAATTATCACCAAGATTTTTAAAAAATGTGGCTACTCTGTCAAAAGCATTTTTGAATGCGTTAATAACTGCCTTAATTTCAAATTTTGCCTGCAGAGCTACGAAATCACCCATACTTGCAAGAAAATTTCCTATCTTTGCAAATAGATCTTTTACACCACTAAAAACATTACCCATTGACATTCCAAGTGCATTCTCTGATTCAGGATCTTGTTTAAATATTCCTGTGACAAAATCCCATGCTGGCTTTATTAAGTTATCAAAAAGATATGTTGCAAAACTAAAAGGGAAAGCTTCTCCTAAGTTTGTCCAAAGATTTTCAAATGCTTTTTTTGGATCTGTAAATAAATCTTTTATAAACAAATATCCGGCTTCGATTATTTGAAATGGACCAGCAACTATTTTTTTAATAAGGTCTGCAAATTTAAAACCTTTAAGCATTTTCATAGCTTCGCTGTCTTCATCAAAACCTAGCCAGTTTTCCATAATCCATGCTATACCCTTTTTTAATAGATCAAATGGTGCACCAATAAAGTCACCAACAAAGCCGCCTACACCCTCACCTAATTTACCAATTATTGTTTCTGCGTCGCTTTCCATAAAAGATTTAATTCCCTCAAATGCAGAAAACACAAGACCAATGGGAAGAAATACTTTTTTAAATATAGCAAGAATTGCTTTACCGCCACTGCCAACAAATTTTGTAATACCTTTAAATACGTCGCTTTTAAAGAAACCACCAATCGCACTAGCAAAAGATCGTACTGGCCTAAATAAACTGTTTATTTGTATTCCAATTCTACCAATGACTCTTGCTATGGGTGATGCATCTTCAGCAGCATCTCCTGTTAATTTAAGCATTTTACCGGTCGCCGGATCAATACCAAATTTTGTTAAGATGCTTGATCTAAATAAATCAAAGGCTTCACCTATTATTTGAGTAAAGCCTTTTGCATATTCCACCTTAGGAATAAATCCTTTCGGCCCAACCCTAGAACCATTTGCTAAAAGTTTTCCATTCATTGGATCTATGCCAAAAAATCTAGCAACGCTTACTCTTAGAAGATCCATAGCATCGCCGATTCTTGTAGCAATAGATACAGGAAATAATCCTCTTAATCTTGTCCCTATAGATTTTATATTTTTAATAGCATCAAGTTCCCAACCTCTGATACCTGCAAGAGCAGCAAGAAATCCGGCAATGCCTGCAGTAATTCCAAGAATCATTTTTGCAAAGTTTGCACCGATCAGCATTAGGCTATTAATACTACTATTCAAAGCATCTAATCCTGGAATTGCCATTATCTTGCTTAGATCAAAACCATCGCCACCTGCTTTTTTGGCTTCACGTTCAGCTTCTAGTCTGTCCGGAGCTCCGCGGTCGTCTTTTAGAAATTTTTTCCTAAAGACAGAAGTCAAAGCACTGATAGCAGAAGTTGTATCATCCTGCTTATCGCTTTGCGTTTGCATAATTTTGACTACGTCATCTAATGTTGCTGACATTATCTTTTACCCGATTTAGTTTGTTGTTGTTTAGCTCTATCGTTTTCTTCTCTAATATGTTCTATCAATAATGTTAAGTAAATCTCCCTTTCCCACGGCATCATGTTTTCTATTTCACTTAACGAATAATGATGATGTTGCATCAAACTAAAATTCGTTTTATAGTGTCCAACCAAGGACTCGTGAGAAAGGCATACTACAAAAAATCCTGCATACCTTGCAATTCAATATGATTATCATGGTTGCATTTGCCGCACTTAAAATCTAATGTATGTTTCATTTGAGGCATTACTTCCATAAATTCTTTCAGTTGTGTAAATTGCTCACTAGATAATGATTCAATAAAGGCCTGTCTATCAGCTGCAGATTCATCCTTAAACATAATTTTTTCTTCTGCGGTTTCAACTGATTCAACGCATCGTTCTATCATAGCAAATGTCATTTCAGTTTGACTTTTAAATTCACTTAGATCTAATACGTCGCTATATCTTGGCCATCGCATAACTAAATTAATATTATCAGCAATTTTTAATCTATTATCAATATCTGGAACATCCACTTTAATTTCTTCAATTGGAATTATAACTTCATTTGCATGCTCACAACTTTCACATTTTAAACCTGTCTTAGCTGTTTCACCAACCGACTTAGCTCTAATTCTTGTAAATAGATATTCTACGTCAAAGGTTGTTAATTTATTTTTATCAAGCGGTTCTGTCACACAAGATTCTATAGTATCAACTACAGCAGCCATTGCCTGCTTAGTATCTTGCGTTTCCATTGCCATCATCAAAACCTTTTCTTCCTTTACGAGATAAGGTCTAAATCTCACTGTTTGTTTCGTTGACGGCACTACTGCTTCGTATTTAGGTGCCGCGTTTATTTTTGGTAAAGCCATTATATAACCTCATTAGCTTAAATTGCGAACCAATCTTTGTACGATAATTGGACGTTCAGTTCAGTTAATCCATTTGGATCATTGTTTAATTGTATTGCATTTAGCGTCGTACAAAACGCATCTACGAGTTTAACAGTATATATCTTTTGCTCATTACTAATTAAGTCTGCATCAAGATTAATATTAAAAGGACCAAAAGAAAAACTTTGATCAAATATTCCAGGTATATCAAATGCTGTACCGTGCTTTAATTGATGTATAGTTACATCATGACAGTACGTAGTAGGATAGTTTAATTCTTTTGTAAGAGTATTAGCAGCTAATTCTTGCCAGTGCTCGAAATATTCTTTTACTCCATAATCGTTTGTAACTAAAAATGTCATTGAAACGTCATCAGCAGCATAACCATATGCTACCTTTATTTGTTTCATTCCAATTACTCGTTCATTTGAAAGTACTTGACGACCAGGTAATTGAATATCTCTACATAAAAGATTTAATTCACGTGTGTTTCCTACTAATCCAGGTAAAGTAGGCATGATAACCTGAAACATATTTGTTCTGGCTGGACCACTGCGTACTGCACTTTTTAAGTCATCAACTGATACTGGCATTAAATTATACTCCTAGAATCTTTGTATACTTTAGATTTACCAGCTTTCTGAAAATCAGCGGTTGGTAAAAACGTTGCAATCTCCCATTCAGGAGGAGGAACGTATGCAAATCTACTTCGCACATTAGAATTTAAATAGTGTTTATAGCACGGCTTAAAATGTTTTAATGATGCCGTACGTTTTAAAGTATTATATGTCACCTGAAATTTAGTCGACTCATCAAACTTTTTATTACTTGCAATATCCATTAATGCATCAAGTAATTTTGCTCTTAATGTTGGTGGAAGATAATGTAGATTTAAACCAGCAAATCCTCCGGGTGCAGGACCTACGACAACTGTTAATGGAAAGCTATCATAATACGGTAGCTTTTCTTTTGTCTTAGGATCATAAAAATACATGTACATATTTCCTGCGATACCTCGACTTTTTAATTCAACAGGTTCTTCTTTCATTAGAGCAGCACGACTAACTTTACCCATAGCCTGGGCTTTCTGGCGAAACCAGTTCATAGATTCTTTAGTGCGTGGTGTAATGCCTGCTCGAAATGCTTCGAACTCTAGCTTCTGAAATATATTACTCATGCCACTATTTATATACTATTTTTTCTTTTTTCTCACAGGCCCGAGAGGTTTTAGTGGCTTAATGTATTTTGGCATAATCTTCATTTCTTGTAGTGTCTTTTCAGTCCAGATCTGGAACTCCCAATCACGATCTTTTGCATATTCGTTTGCTGCTTCCCACTTATTCATATTTTTTACATATGTAAATGCTTCGTTAATATATTTCTTTGTACGCTTTTGACCAGTAGGTGGTTTAGTTTCTTTATCTGGTTTAATCTCAACAAGTAATGTTTTCTTCTCCATTACAATTTTAAGATCAGGAAAATACCTATGATATTTTTTATCACCATCATAATAGTATGGAATAACTATTTCTTCACTTGACCAAGACTTAACTTTTGGATTTTCATCACACCATTTAAAACAATGTCTTTCCCACATTGATCTAAATATAACTGTAGTGTGATCTCCTGCGTACTTCTTTGGATGTTTAACTTTGTATTTACCTGAATAAGCCATATAAATAGTCTTAACTTTCTTCTATTTATTGGAAAAAAATATGCCTACTTATCAACCATCTCACTCAATTGCTGCTCCTTTATATAAGTTTCCACTTAAAGATCAGAATGATTATAAGGCAAGAGTATACTTTACAACTATTATAGAAGAACCTCCTTCTATTGATACTAGTGCTTTTAGTGAAGAAATGACAGAAGCATCACTTATAGGAAATCTTCAAAAATTAACAGATTTGTCTGGTGCTAAAATAAGTGCTGGTAAATCTTTTAAAGGTGATACAGTAAAACTTTATTTACCTCCTGCAATTCAAGTACAAGATGGAGTAAACTTTGAACAAGCAGAATTAGGTGTACGTGGCGGATCAGCAATACAAGCTACAGAGAATCAGAGTGGCGGAGAAACTACTTTATCAGAAATTGCAAAAAATACTTTTGGCTTTGATACTGTAAATAAAATAGTAGGTGCTATGGCAAATGAAGAAGTAGCACGTGCAGTAATTGCTGGAGTATCAAGCGTATCAGGTCGAGGTCAAAATATTGTAAATACTGCATTACAAACCACATTAAATCCAAATATAAGAGCTGTCTTCAGATCTGTTAACTTGAGAGAACATGCTTTTGCATTTAAGTTTGTACCAAGATCCCAAGCGGAAGCACAAGAAGTAAGAAATATAATTGATTGGTTTAGAATTAATCTTTATCCAGAGTCTATTGCGCCTGTTGGCGACCTTAAAGTTGCATATAAGTTTCCAAATAAATTTTTAATTCGTATGAAATATGGATTGAATACTGATATTGTAACTCAATACTTACGTTCTTATTTAGTTAATATGACTACTAACTATAATCCAAGCAATATGTCTTTTTATTATGATGGTGAATTTCAAGAAATTGATCTTACGTTAAATTTTAGAGAACACAGAACACTTAGTAAAGAAGATATTCAGGCCGGCTTTAATCCGATAGATGATCCCACTGAAGTTTCTTCAGAGTATGTAAATGCTACTACACCAAACAATGGACCGCCTGGTCAAGGACCTAGACCGGCATCATCAGTATCTAAAGCATATCCAAAAGTAACAAATGATTTTATTAGAAGTCAGGCTACTAATTCACCAAATTGGATTCAATCTCAATATGAACAAGCATCAGGTATTAAAAATGCAACATGGGGACCGGCAAATGAACCAGGAGGTCCGCCTTTAGGTAATGGCGTTGACTACATCGGAAGATTTTTAGGCGGACCTTATGTCGATTATGATAAGTCAGGACCACAGTAATGAGTGATTATTTTATAAACTTTCCAGTTCAAGGTTATTCATTCGGATCTAATCTTCCTGCAGTAGCATTTCAAAATCTAACTGCATACGTTGATATAATAGATCATATAAAAGATAATAGTACTTTTTATGGATTTTATTATATTCAAGAAGGCGACAGAGCAGATCAGGTATCTCAATATTTGTATGGAGATATGAAATACTATTGGACGTTCTTCTTACTTAACGATCATATTCGTCAACAAGGATGGCCGCTATCATATCCTGAACTTATAAAGTTAATTAATAAACGACATCCGAATACAGTACTTGAAACAAAAGACGAATTAACTGGTATATTTAAAGTAGGTCAAACTGTACAAGGTTCGTCATCAGGTACAACAGGAACTATTATTCATAGAAATTTAGATCTTGGTCAAATTATTATTAGTGGTACACATACATTTATTTCAGATGAAATCGTTACTTCACAGGTTGGAGATGAAGTGCAATCGGTACAATTAATTAGTGCAGTAGATGAACCTAATTCTACAAGATATTATATTGATGGCAATTCTAATCACTGGGATATAAATCCATACGATGATAGACCTTCACTCTATACGCCTGTTACTCAATATGAATATTATGCTGCTCAAAATGATTCTTTAAAAACAATAAAAGTATTAAAACAAAATCAAGTAGAAAGCATTTCAAGAGAGTTTCAAGAAGTTATAAGAAATGTCTAGCTACGTACCTCAGGATCCAAAAGAATATAAGTTATATCAAGTTGGTCTACTATCAGATAGAATCCAGCATCGTGTTGATATTACTAAAGCTCTCGTAGGTCTTAACATATATGAACATTTAGAAAAACCATATTTAACTGGTAACTTGACTTTTGCAGATACAAGTCGCGTATTAGAAATTGCAGATTTTAAAGGTACTGAGCGCATTCAAGTAAAATTAGGCTTACATCAAAGTACAGAAATAATAACAAAAACTTTTATTATTAGAAGAATACAAAATGTTATTCCATCAACAGATACTGCCGATGTCATAACAGTTGATTTGATTGAGTACGACGGATTTACCGGATTATTACAACTATTAAATAAAGCATATGAAGGTAAACCTGGTTTTATTATTAGTGATATGTTAAGAGATACATATACCACTGGTAAAAAACTAAAAGAAAATTCTGTTAGAGATCGTGAGTTACAAGCGGCATTTCGATATATCACTCCAAATGTAAATGTATTTGAAGGAATAGAGTTTGTTAAAACAAGAGCAACTGGTTTAACAGGTACGCCGTTCTTTTGTTATGCGGCTTTAGCAGATAATGATTTACGATTTTATGATTTGTTTGATTTAATAAGAAGTGCATCTGTAAATAGAAATTCGCCATTTGTTTACTCATCGTATATTACACAAAATGCTAATATCAATGTAGACA